AAAAAACTCCTAAATAATAATACTATTTATAAGAAAAACAAAGGATTTATTATGGCATATAGTGGTCGATATACTGTTAAAAACAAAAGTAAGTACGAAGGAGATCATTCGAGAGTCTTTTTTCGAAGCTTATGGGAAAGACAAGTATTCAAATGGGTTGATGATAATCCAAATATTACAAAGTGGTCAAGTGAAGAAGTTGTAATACCTTATGTTTGTGCAACTGATCGTAAGAGACACCGATACTTTATTGATGTAAAAATCGTGATGAAAGACGGTAAAACATATCTAATTGAGATTAAACCTAAAGCTCAAACAAAAGAACCTAAAAGAAAAAGAAAAACAAAGGCATATCTAAAAGAAGTATTAACTTATGCCAAAAATACTTCAAAGTGGGAAGCTGCAGATGAATACTGTAAGAATCGTGGTTGGCAGTTTCAGATTTGGACTGAAGATACTTTAAAAGCTGCAGGAATAAAACTCTTGACACCTTTGAAGAAATAGTATCTAATATAAATAGAAACATGAAATCGTTTGAAGACTACATAACGGAGAAAATAAAAATGCCGGAAATATATAATCGTTTGAAACATTCCGACATCACAAAGAATCCTGACCGCGTAAAAACATTTTTTGATAAACTAAAAAATGGTGGTTCTTTTCTTTCTGTAAAAGGTGAGTTTATATTTGATAAAAAAGAAGTTGAGAGAATAACACCAAAAGAGTATCTTAGAAGAGGATACAATACAGCTGTTAAAGGTACAGTTGATGGTAAAAGAATTTCTTTACAATATCCTAAAGATTTTTTTAAGAGTCCTGATTTCGGTGGTCAACCAAAAGGTAAGTTTACAGCAGCAGAAGATAAAGAGTTAGTTCGAATACAAAAGAAACTAAGTGCTATTCTAAAAAGAGATAAACTTGCAGCCATTGATTTAAAGATAGGTAAAAGAACAGTTGAGTGTGCAGGTATTATTTCGACACCACACGTTGGAAGATACGCACCTAAAGCTGACTTTTCTATTGTAGATTCACAAAACAACCAAGTAGCATGGATATCACATAAAGACGGAAAGAGTGCTAAGGACTTCCAACAATATGGTGGTATGACAGACGAAGGTACAAACGGTGAGTTTAAAAACAACAAAGACTTCAAAGATTTTATTACTGCTATGATGATAGCAGCCACTGATGGTGAGATTGAAGAGTTTGATGGTTTAGTATCAGGTGATATGTTCTATCGACCTGTAAAAGACCCAGTTGTAGCTCGTAAAGCTGTGTATGGTATGGATTATGGAAAGGCTTTCGGGCCTAATAATGTTGACGAGTTTCATCTTGGAGAAGTTAAATTTAAAGGTAGTCGTGGTAAATACTCTTTAGATTCTGTTCATAAAGGAATAAATGGTGCAATACCTACTGGAGACTTTGCAGCTACTTATGTGACTCGTTATCAAAAACCCGATCAGACTGTACTTGGAATGAAGATTCCAAGCTCAAGAACAGGTATATTTACAGCAGTCTTCCCACCAAAGACAGCCGAAGAAGTCTGATAAAATCTTATAAATAGCTATATGGCTACTTTTAAAGATAAAGTTCAAGCAGATGCATTCAGAGCTGGTGTTCAAAAGAATACTACTCAAAGTCTAGCATGGTTTCGTAAACAACTTCGTGGAATGAGAACTGTTCAACGTAATCGTTTATTAAAAGATGAAGACTACAAAATGTCAACTAAAACAATGCCTGGAAGAATGTATATGTATTTCTATGATCCAAAACATAAAAAGACTTTACCTTACTACGATAGGTTTCCATTAATTATTATGGTTAAGAGAGCACCAGGCGGATTCTATGGATTGAATTTACATTATCTTCCACCAATACTTAGAGCTAAATTATTTGATGCAATGTTAGACTATAAAGTTGGTGACGGTGCACAAGAAAGATTAAGAATAACACTTAATGTGTTAAAAGGTGCAAGTAAATTGAGGTTCTTTAAACCTTGTTACAAAAGATATTTGTCAAAACAAATAGATTCTAGATTAGTTCAAGTACCAGCATCAGAGTGGGATTATACATTATTTTTACCAAGTCATCAATTTAAGAAAGCTTCAGCTAATAAAGTATGGGCTGATTCGAGGAAAAGTATATGAGTTTTATTAATAACATAAAAAACGCTATCAATCCTACGACAATAGAAGATATTAAATCAATATTTGCTAAAAGAGGTGGTGCAGCTAATCCAAATAGATTTGCTGTATTTATGACACCGCCTTCTCAAACTCTTCTTGATATTGATGTTCAAGGTGCAGCTGCTGGATTATTATCAGGTTCTTTTGAACCAGCATCTTTTGTAAATGATCCACGAGACATTGCAATTCTTTGTGAGTCTTGTTCTATACCTGGCAGACAGATAAATACAGTAGAGTATAGTGATTTTAGACAAGCAGTTAAACTACCAAATGGTTATTTTAATACTGATATTGATTTTACTTTTCTCTTAACAAATGATTACTATGTTCGAAAAATGTTTGATAAATGGATTGATTCTATTATTCCAAGAAAGTCTTATCGAGTAGCTTATCGTGAAACATATACAACAGATGTTGTTATACAACAACTAGACAGAGAAAACACACCTATCTATGGTGTTAGATTATTGAATGCATTCCCAACCACGCTAAACCAAATCGATTTAAGTAACCAAACTGCAGATGATTTAAGTAGATTATCTGTAACAATGACATACGAAGATTACATACCTGAAAAACCACTTACTTCAGCAGCAGCTGGTATTAAAAGTGCAATAGGTGGTATATTAGGAAACAGAATAATTTAATAGGAGCTATAAATGGCGTACGAATATAAAGTAAAAGAAGTTTTAAAAGTAGTTGATGGAGATACCATTGACGTATTAATTGATTTAGGATTTGGACTCACAAAAAAAGAAAGAGTTCGAGTTGCTGGTATCGACACACCAGAGTCTAGAACAAGAGACTTATATGAAAAGTATCTAGGTCTAGAAGCTAAAGACTATTTAACAGATCAACTAGACGATGTACCAATCACTATCAAAACAGAAAAAGATGGTAAGTATGGTAGAATGTTGGGTTGGTTGTACAGAGAAGGTGACGATATATCTATTCAAGAACGAATGATTAATAAAGGATATGGCTGGGCTTATGACGGTGGAACTAAAGAAAAAAGTTATGCTGAACTAAGAGAAAAAAGAATGTTAGATGGTTCTTGGACATATCCAGAAGACGCACCAGAGGAGATAGAATAATGGCTGGATTTTTATGGTTAGTTGGAATTTCACTGTTTATTCTATTAATGTTTTGTATTAGTGCTGTTATCTTTTCTGAAAGATTTGAATTAAATAATAAATAAAATAAGGAATAATTATGTACGAGTGGATTGCAATTATAGGATTAACTATATTATTAGGCACAGCAGTTTATGTGACTTATAAGATGAATGTAAAATAAAATGGAGTAAATTATGGCATTACCAAAAATTGATATACCGAAGTATACAGTATCTTTACCATCAACAAAGAAACCTGTAGAATTTCGGCCGTTCTTAGTCAAAGAAGAAAAAATGCTTTTATTGACTCAAGAAACAAACGATGAAAAAATGTTAGCAAATGCATTAAAGGATGTAATCAAATCATGTACCTTCGATAAGGTAGATGCAGACACATTAACACCCTATGATGTTGAATATCTTTTTCTACAGATTCGTGGAAAAAGTATAGGAGAAAAAATATCATTACAGATGAAATGTGAAGAATGTGGTCACACAGTACCTATAGATGTAATGGTAGATGAAATTAAAGTTGTATATCCTGAAGTAGAACCTGAATCTAAAATTCAGGTAACTGATAATGTTGGTATACAGTTAAAACAAATGACTTTAGCTGATATTACTAACTTAAATGTTAATGATATGAACTCAGTTATGACATCAGTAATTGAAAGTATATATGATTCTGAAAATGTCTATCCTATTGCAGAAGCTGATATTGAAGAAGTAAATAATTTTATCGATTCATTAGATAGAAAAACAATGAATAAGGTAGAAGAATTTGTATTAAACCAACCTAAATTATCACATACTTTAGAATGGAAGTGTCCAAAATGTGGCCACGAGAATAAATATATATTGGAGGGCTTGAACAATTTTTTTATCTAAGTCTCTGTCATGAGACTCTGGCTAATTATTACCAGACAATGTTTTCGATGGTACAGCATCATAACTGGAGCTTGACAGAGATAGAAAATATGATGCCATGGGAAAAAGAAATATATGTTTCTTTATTACTTGAGTATCTGAAAGAGGAAGAGGAAAGGTTAAAAGACCAGTAATGGCTGCAACAAAAACAACTAAAGCAATCATTGAACTAGCTGCAGAAGTAAAAGCATCAAATGCTGAAGCTAAGAATAATGAGATGAAGAATGAAGAGAATCGTCGCGAGATGGTTTCTCTATTATCTGATATTCGCGATGGCATTTTATCTGGTGCTGGTGGCGGAGGCGGTGATGCCGAAAAAGTAGTAGAGGCTGAAGGTAAAAAAATGAAGATACCTCTCTCAACTATTTTAGGTGCTGCAGTTGCTTCATTAGCTTTTATTCCTGGCCTCTTTATGGGATTCTTTGGTGATAAAGGTTTAGGTGGTGTAATTAAAAAATTAATGCCAAAGACTTCAGCAAAGGTTAGTGGATTCTTTACTCGTATAAGCACCTTCTTTAAAAATCTAGGTACTAAAATTGCTAAACCATTTAAAGCTATAGGTGGGAGAGTATCTAATTTCACAAAAAGTGTTGGATCACAAATAGATGATAGTGTTAAAGGAATTAGAGCTATATTCACTAACATAAAAACTAAGTTCACACAGAATAAAGCTGTTAAAGCTATAAGTAAAACTCTTACTGGCTTAGGAGATGACTTTAAAAGATTAGGTGATTTATTTAAAGGTCTAAAAGGTAGCTCAGGTGGTGGAGGCAAAGGTTTAGTAAATATTATTTCAAAAATTACTACACCCGTTAAAGCTTTCTTTGGATCAGTCGGCAAATTCTTTACTCCATTTAAAAGTTTCATGGGAGTAGCTGGTAAATTAGCTCCTACATTTCTTGAACTAGGTAAAACAGTCGGTGGTATTGCTGGTAAATTATTCATACCAATTACAATAATTATGAGTGCCTTCGATGGTATCAAAGGATTTATCACTGGATTCCAAAGTGAAGGTGGCAATGTTGTTCAAAAGATTGTTTCAGGTTTAGGTGGTGGTTTAAGTGGAATACTACAAGGATTAATTGGTATGCCACTCGACTTACTCAAAAAAGGTGTTGGCTTTATAATGGGGTTATTCGGATTCGATAAAGGAAAAGAAGCCCTCGAAAGTTTTAGTTTTTCAGATTTAATTGATAAAGTAATAAAAGCACCAATTAATTTAATTAACAAGGCTATTGACTTTATTGTTGCTCTATTTAAAGACCCCAAAGGTACTCTTTCAGAATTAGGTGGTAAGATTAAAGATAGTGTGTCTAAAGTATTAAAATCTATTTTAAAATTTATATTACCAAGACCAAAACCAGATGCATCTATTCTGCATCCAGCTAATATGATTTCAAAAGTTATTCCTGAGTCTGTATATAAATTTGCTGGAATTGATAAGGCAACAGGTGAAGATGTACCAGAGCCTTTGACTGATGCTGAAAAATTTAAGCAAAGAATTAAAAGACGATTTGAATCAGACCCATTCTTTCAACAAGCTGATGAAATGAATAAAGCAAACATTGATGCTATGAAAGAAGAAACAGAGAAACGTAAGAAAAGAGGTCGTGGAAGAATAGTCAAAGCTTACGGTGTAGAATTTGAAGAAGGTGTAGTAGGAAGTGGAAGAAAGGTTGACACTGGAGCTGAAATGGAAGCTAAAAGAAAAAGAAATAGAGATAGAAGTAGCACACAAAATAATCCACAATTAGCTGCAATGGCAAGAGCTGCTGATAAACTTGAACGAAGAGCTGCAGCTGTAAATAGAGGTGGTGGAAATACTAATGTTTCTAATACTCATGTCCACGGTCAAAAGGGAAATTCAGCTGCTCAAAAATTACAATTAGCTGAAGCAGAATCATTTTAATAAAAAAGGCAACCGTAGTTGCCTCCCGAACATAATATAATGTGATAGAGTTAGTCTTGCTGGGCGAGTTTGGCAAAATAACTCAGTGCGTCATCATCATCATTTTCAGAGGTATCAACTTCGGGTGCGGTTGATACTGATTCAGTAACAGGTGCAGGTGCATCAACAACTGCTTCTGCGGTTTCATTCAATTCAGCTGTTTGATCTACTGATAGTCCTACAGTAGCAGCTTCATCACCAAGA